GGATGCCCCAATGTTAAAATTATCTTCATTTTTAGCAAGCCAAAAACAACAGTGGGGTTGGCTCAAACGCCCACTACGGTAATCCTCCTCTCATTTAAGGACTGAGTAGTAGTCCTAACGCAAAGAACGCCATGCGCCACTGTGTAACCGGGACTACATGTATGTATCGCACATATGTTAAAACCACACATCAAGTCGTGTCTTGATGTGGGCACGGGCAGCAGACCTATCAGCGAACTTCAAGGTAATATCGTTCTTACTGCACCATTGTTCCAATCGAGGGAACACCTCGTTCCATTTACTCTCAGTATGAAGCGCCAACTCACACACCAACTTGTCACAATTGTCGGCTATGTCCGCCTTCGGGTCACGGGCATTCCTATACCAGTAAGGAGTATACATGAAGCTATTAGGATTCAAAGGTGCAACCCAGCCCACATTGGGACACTTCACGAAAAAGGAATCTGTATCATCATCTTCCAAAAACCCTCTCTGTAAAAAGGAGATACGATCTATCGTAGTGTAAGCGACTGGGACACCATCCTTAAGGGCAGGCGTGTAAGTGAGACCAAAAGCCTCATGAAGCACAGGTCCCAGCGTGACTTGGTTAAACACCTCACAAGTCTCGTCATCCACTCCCGTCACGTTGTCATCTCCAAACGTGTTAATAAACACGTGGTCCCACATATTAACGGCATCACCTGTGAGCTTCATATAAGAAGCCGTAATAGTCAGCAAAGAGTACATGGAATTAACCACGGTCGTAAGTGGATGGCCACTGGGTAACGACTTATGCCATTGCACAAGGTGCTTCAGCTGAGGACCTGTCCCTGTCAAGTGTCGGGAATGAATCAAATCTTCCCACAGCACCTTCCTAACCACATCATCTTCTTTGGACCACCCTGGCTTCTGGGAATACCACCTATTTATGGTATCCAGAATCTCAGCATGAACCCATGGTTGCTCACTGGCGTCATACCTAGTAAAGTCTCCATCAAAGACCTTGCCTCCCTTCGACACTAAACGCTCTGCCAATTCAGACCACTCAGTGTAATGGTTGACCCCTGGACTCATTCCATTAATGACCCTAGTACTAAACATTGCAGACTGAAACGCGCCGAAATACATGCGCACAGCCACAACATAGTCCAGCTCAGCTCCACTGATCATCCGTGTCTTCACACTCTGCACCTTCTCCAGAGGCCTTAGCTCATCCTTCAAAAAGTCCGTGAATATGTGTAATACTCGCTCACCGCGACGTGCGTGCTCAACCAAAGCAGAAACATCCTCTCGTAGCACATCTAGAGCAGAATTGGACATGTCTATGGGACCATCAAAGCCCAAAAACCAAATCTTACCCGGATACGTTGTAAGGGCAGGAATTTTATCACGATACTTGTAGCCAGCACTGGTCCTCCTGTTGATTGGTTTGAGGCGCCAACCTTCCGGGGGCTCTAAAGCCTCCTCAAAGGTCAATATATCCCTTGGGTAGGCGCGCGTCGCTTTAAACAAGGGCATAAATGCCAAAGCGGAGACGGGTCGCAACTCCTCAGGATCTCGGTATAAAACAGGGCTCTGATATGCCTCCACGGCCTTGGCCATGGGGTTAATCTTCTGCTCATCCCGCCAAACAGCTCGCAACGGCGCAGGAGCAGTTGGGGCAGGACCAAACAACTCATCCTCCTGCATGGGTGAAACATGATACGATGTCTTGGTAGCTACATTCAATGGCTTGGCGACGTCACCCAAATAAGTCACTGAACCGCCCACAAGACCAGCCTCCAATAATCCATTTTGAGTGTCCACAAACTCACCAGAGCCCATCCACAAAATGTCATCAGTCACATTATCACTCAAGTCCCTCACATCCGTCATCATGAGCCAAATCTCCTTGACTGTTTCCTTAGGAATGATGGTGGTGTAGCCCTTGCGGCCAAAATAACCTGACTTCCCTGCTACATGCAGACCTACAATCGCTCTACCACCGTAAAACCGGTTCTCCTCGAGCGTAAGTGGTCCTCCGCAGTCACCTGCAACCGTAGGCATCTCGTAGGACACGCACCCGCGCATCTGGACACCTGCAGCAGATTTAACTGTCCCTGTGTATTCCATGCCGGACGAATGCATGGTATGTCGGGCCAAACCTGACGCCGACTTCCGAATGACGTCAAGGCGTACTGGCACATTGCTACCACGAAGTACATTGGCAAGCTCATGGGACGATAGGAAATATTTCACTATATTCCTGTTAGCACGAAGCCCGGCTAAGCGGCCCAATGATATGCCCACCATATCAAACCCATCCAAGTGAGCAATTGCAAACTTCAAGAATACGTCAACCTTGAATGAGACTTTGTGTGTGACCTGGTGAGCCAAGGTAATCCGGACTGAAGCCCCCTTTGTATCCTTCTCCTGACTTATACGAGTCAGGAAATGACGGGGCATCAAGTACACTGAGTCACCAATGCCCAGCATCGTCCCAAGGTGAACATCGTCAACGCCAGGATCCTCAAAACATAGCTCAATTGCATACATGTTCCTCCAAATGGCCTCATGCACACCTTCTTGAGGTGGATTGCCCAGCTGCAAATCCACAGAGGGAAAATCAAAAGTACGGGCACTCTTCTTCTCCTTCGGCGCAACATCATTACTCTGCTCAACAACCTTTGGCCTAATGCCAAACAAGCTGGCAATTGCCTTCACGACACTCCAAAATGTCTTGATTATGCCTGAAATAATGCCGAATACAGCCTTCAGGACTATGCCTGAACTGACAGCGCCCAATGCAATGCCTGCAATCCCCATGCGTCCGTACATTACCTGCATGCTAGACTTAAAAGACTCCACAAAAGTACGTACAAAGCTTTGCTCGTCCTCGTCCTCCGTTGTATCCATTGGTCTCAAAGCATCACGCTGGGCACGTAGCTCACGTTCCAAAGCAAGCTGGGCACGTAAATTATGCAGACCATCATTCCTTGGGATTGTATCGTCCTGCGGTATCAAATCCACCTCCACATCCACTGGTTCCGGCTCATCCAAAGTGTCACGCCATTGCTCGACACTCACAGCTGAAAACCTAGCCATGAGACCCTGAAGATCAAGGCCCACTCCACTGGACTGTGCCTCACCACCATTCTGGAGCTCAAGACCATCCAACGCCTCCTGGACCAAATGCAGGTGGGAATTAAGGGTCTCCACACTCCTCACGTGCAAAGCCTTGCGGCGTTTAATCTCCTCGGCCGCTTCTCGCACCGCCTGCTTAAGTCCACCCTCGAGAATGGGTCCTGACAAAGGGTTGGTGTTATCATAGGTGTGTCTCCTAACACGCCATATGTGCCACGGGAATATAGACAAAACATCATCCTCAGTGGGTTTCCAATCGGGCTCCTTCTGTCGCCGGTCCAGGAACCTCTCAAGGTTCTCTCGATAGACCTCCTGCACCCGGTAAAAGTCAAACTTACCATTGGGGTCCCAGGCAGGGTCAATTTCCAGCCAATATGCACCCTGAAACCTACGGATAAGGGCATCGGGGCTCGCGATAAATGGCTCCCAATCAGCACGAATATTCTTGGCATTTGTGGTGCCCACAATAAGGTCCGCATCAAAATAGTGCCTCCCCTTGCTGAGCACATCCGCAAAATTTAATGGACACGCCCAGTTACCGACCGTGCGAATAACCTCCATAGCCTCAGAATCTTGCTGGCCCGCAACGCCACGCACCTGAAAACAGTCATCCTTAATAATGGCGCGCTGGCCTAAATATCCGTTCCAGTACTCGCTTATACCCTTCTGCCAAAGGTTGGGCAACACATCGGCAGCCTTCGCAGACCCTGCAAGCAGCAATACGAAGGAAGCATACGCCTGAACCATGGAAGTCTTACCAACCGCAGATTCACCTCCAAATAAAGCAAACCAAGGCATGACACGAACGTTGTGCTCAGCAGTCAAAGTGGCCAAGTGGGGGGCCAAACGAGCATTGAGTTTATCCAACCATACGGATATCTCACGTTTTACGTCATTGGAAGTAAACAGGGCCAGAAAACCATAACCCTCCTGCACTTTCTTAGACGCTGACTTAACCACCTCCCTATCCGGGGTGGGGTTTGCATCAAAAGCGGCACATATGTGCAAGCACTCTATACGCCACTTCTCAACAAGGGTCTTCTTCCTGCCCACATCAATCCATGTGTTCTTGTCCCGTCGTAGGACAAAATTTATCAAGGATTCTGCGGCACGCATCGACTTCTCAACAAATACCTCAAGACCCTCAGACACCTTCGGGAAGAAAGCCATGGACTTAGTAAACTCACCCACAAAACGCGGAACTTTACCGGTGGGCACTAGCAAGGCACATAGCAGAGCAGCAATACCGCCGACACTCATGCCACCAGACTGCTGATGTACGCCTATGGCGTCCTGCACAAACTTGACCAAGTCAGGCGCAAAGGCGGCTAACCCAGCTATGAAAACCCCCACAATAAGAGGTGAATCGGAAAATCTCATACATAGCCAAAAAGCGCACGATGCAGCCGCAATCTTGAAAAACCAACCCCCCATATCCTGAAGTTGCTTGAGCATAGTCTTGAAACGGTTGCCAAGCTCTTCTATTATGTTGGAGCTCTGCTCGGCTGCTGCCCCAATCTTATCACAGGCCTTGGACGCAGATCTGGCAACGTGTATTAGCGCACCTGAGCCAACTAGGGCTCCGGCCACCGCAGCTGTCCGACCAGCTTGTAACTCAACAACGTCCTCGTGCATAAACTGGTATAGGGCTTCTTCACGACGACTCAAGTGTTGTATTTTGTGCTTGGTCTTACCGCGTACGCGATTGCCCGCTAATGCGCGGACAACACTACGGTTCTTGCATGCGGCAATGGCTCTTTGTAAGGCTTCGCGCCATTGTCGCTTTTCCAATTTAGTCAAGCCCTCAAACTTCCTCTTCCCCTTAACTCCAGAATTCAAGAATGATGAATCAAAATGCTTCTCCACCAGCTTTCCAACCTTCTGTTGCTCGTTTAGGGACGAGCGCTCCACAATTTCGTTAAAACCCATATGTGGTGCGATTGAGGGCTATGCCCATTGGCAATAAGATGCATGAGAGCCATCTCATGCAAATGTTGTGATAATGTGACCACCGGCCTATCCCGGCTCAACTAGATATTATCATCTCTAGCTTGGGGGTTGAATCGTCAACCGACGTATGTAACATCAACAATGTCGGGTATCTACAATAATTCAAACACTAAGGGCATCTATACAGACTGCTAAAGCATACACATGTCTTACATAGTCTCACATCTGCATACATCCCCCAGGAACATTTTCTTGTTTACATACCCAAACATGCTATATCCATACGCTAAAGAAACTTGGCCAATTTGTTACGGGAATATTGCCAACCCGAAAGAATAGGTGGACCAAAACATACTATATTAGTACAGCGTATATAATGGACCAAAGAATAAACTCTAACCAAAAACGGAAACCCAAACTTATCACCTTAACGCGGTAAACGCCTTGATAACCGGTGCGGTCCGGCCCAATCGTAACGAGATTTACGGTTTACGGCAAACAAAACTCACATGTTGT